CGCGGAATTCATCTCTTACCTGCTTAGCAGCAAAGAGCGCCACAAGTATTTGGCTGGTTGTGACATGCCATATGGCCTGTGACGTCCATCTGAATTCCGCTTCGCAATTGCCGCCTGTGGACTGCCCGCTGCTCATCGAGGTTGATGGCCAGTTGGTGGAGGCGACGAGGGCGAAGTTCGTAGAGTCTCGCGACAGTGAGCTCACATTCCAAACCAAGGCTGGCGAGATCGTTGGCCGATTTAAATGGACATACCCATAATGAATTTCCGAATCGAACAAGTTGCGCTGTGCCCGAAAGACCCCGCCGCCGCCAAGGAGCTCCTGACCGCCATGGGTGCTGGTGCGTGGGCAGAAGACCACGTGGTCGCAGCAGGCAACGTCTATGGCAACGCAGGCCGCAACGAAGCTGACCTGTCGTTCGACTACGAGATGTTGAAGGGCGCGAACGAACTGGAAGTGCTGCACTACACGACACCCAACAACTGGATGTTCGGTAAGAACCGCGTGAGCCACTTGGGCATGCATTGCAGTGCGGAAGAGCTGCTGGCCTGGCGCGGGTTCTTCGCCGAGCGCGGCATCCAGGTTGCGCAGGAAGTCTTCACCGAGTCGCACACCAACCCTCACATTGCAGGCAAGCGTTCGTACAACTACGTGATCTTCGACACACACGCAATCCTGTCTGTCGACGTGAAGTTCATCGTGCGGATTGACGTGTGATGAAGACCGCAGTCTTTGACACAGAGACTACGGGCCTGCCAAAGCACCCTCTCTCCAAGGAGGGGGTGCAACCCAGAATCATCGAGTTTGGCGCGGCCCTTCTGGATGAGGCTGGCGAGGTCATCGATACCCTCCAGCTCCTCATAAATCCTCATCAACCGCTCGAAGCAATCATCACCAAGATCACCGGCCTGACCGACGACGACCTTGCTGACAAGCCTGAGTTCCGAGAGGTTCTTCCTGAGATCACTGCGTTGTTCGCCAAGGCCGACATCGTAGTCGCGCACAACCTTCCGTTCGACTCGACGCTCCTGGAGCTTGAGCTCGCTCGTTGCGGCGCAAAAGACTTCCCATGGCCGCGCATAAAGATCTGCACTGCGCAAGAAAGAGCGGAGTCTTGGGGGCGTCGACCGAAGTTGCTGGAGCTTTACCAGGAGCTGACTGGCGAGCCGCTGGCGCAGACGCACCGTGCGCTGGATGACGTGTTGGCCCTTTGTACCATAGTCAAAAAGGAATCTATAATTGAAAACTGTCATGCCGCAATTGCGGGTACGCTCTGAGTGCAGTTTCCGTGAGGCATTCGGAACAGTCGAGCAGACCGCACAAGTAATAGCAGACCTCGGAGTCAAGACCGCAGGTCTAGTTGACACGGGTGGAACTTGGGGGCACGTGCGCTGGGAAAAGGCGCTCAAGGCGGCAGGCGTCCAACCGGCCTTCGGAACCGAGTTCTGCATCCCCACAGAGGCCAAAGCAAAGCCACGCTGCTGGGTTTTGGCTGAGGACGTCGCAGCCTTCTACCGCCTCAGCTCAGCCAACCCAACTACGGCAGAGGAGTTGGCCGATGCCAAGGGTGTGATCCGCTTCGCTGGCGCGGCCCTAACCGAGCCAGAGGCGTTCGACTACATCGACGTCAACCCGCGCAGCCTGCGTCAGAGCAAGCACGCGCTCGATCTTCACCGCTCCACAGGCAAGCCGCTGGTGCTGACCTCGGATTGCGACTACCCTTCCGCAGCCCAACTGCCAGAGTACTTGGCTTGGGTGGACGGACGCAAGATGACGCCGCAAACGATCCTCCGAGACGACGAGTTGCGCCAAGCGTTCTGGTTCCTGGACGACGCCACGTTCCACGCAGCACGGTTGAACACGTTTGAAGTTGGCGAGCGGTTACAGGGCGTCGAGCTTCGCGCCGCGCCGATCATCTCAGTGGCAGGCGACTTGCACGCTCTGTCGGCAGAAGGGGTGAAGTACCGTGTTGGCAGCGGCCACATCGCAGAATGGACTCCGGAGTACCAAGCCAGGCTGGAGCGTGAGCTGGCCATGATCGAGCAGAAGCAATACGAGAGCTACTTCTTGGTGGTTGCCGATCTGGTTTGCTGGGCCAAGCAGCACATGCTCGTTGGTCCAGCTCGCGGCTCGTCTGCAGGCTCGCTGGTCTGCTATCTGTTGCGCATCACTGAGGTGGATCCGATCCCGTTCGGCTTGCTCTTCGAGCGTTTTATTGACATCAATCGTAACGATCTGCCAGACATTGACATTGACTTCAATGACCAGAAGCGTCACATGGTCTTCGATTACCTCGCCAACAAGTACACGCCAGAGTGCGTAGCCCGCATCGGCTCGCTGAACACACTCAAGCCGCGCTCTGTGATGGCTCACGTCGGCAAGAAGATGGCGATTCCACACGGCAGCACCTTTGCCGTGCTTAATGTATTGATCGAGTATTCCTCGGGAGACTCACGTTACGGCAAAGGTCTTGAGGACACGCTGGCCAACACCAAGCCGGGGCAAGAGTTCATGGCGCGTTACCCGGAAGCCGCGTTGATGGGCGCTTTGGAGAATCACGCCTCGCACACAGGGGTGCATGCAGCAGGGATCATCGTAGCAAACGTGCCAGTCGTTGAGTACTGCACCGTGCACGATGGCGTTGCCCAGATAGATAAGAAGGACGCCGAGACGCTGAACCTACTCAAGATCGATGCGTTGGGTCTGCGCACACTTGGCGTCATCGAGGACACGGGGTGCATCACCAACGAGCAGCTGTACGGGCTGAAGTTGGACGATCCAGAGGTCTTCTCGATCTTCAACCAAGCCAAGTTCTCCGGCCTATTTCAATTCGAAGGTGGCGCGCAACGCCGCGTGTCGATGCAGGTTCCGATCGAGTCATTCACCCAGATCGATCACGTGACCGCACTCGCCCGTCCAGGCCCGTTGGGTGGTGGCGCGGCTAACCATTACATCAACCGCAACGCAGGGCGCGAGGCAGTCACCTACCGCCATCCTTCCATGGCAACTTACCTTTCTGACACCATGGGCGTTGTGCTTTATCAAGAACAAGTTATGCGCATTGTCCGGGAGATAGGGCAGTTCTCTTGGGAAGAGACGTCCACCATTCGCAAGGCGATGTCTGGCCGCAAAGGCACCGAGTTCTTCGCCCGACGCGGCGAGATCTTCTCCGAGGGCGCTGCTGCGCAAGGCATCGATCCAGACCAAGCGCTTCAGATCTGGGATGAGATATGTTCGTTCGGCGCTTGGGGAATGAACAAGTCGCACACCTGCTCGTACGCAGTGATCAGTTACTGGTGCGCTTACATGAAGCGTTACCACCAACTCGAGTACGCTGCAGCGTGTCTGCGTAACGCGAAGGACGACGAGCAGGTGGTCGAGATCTTGCGCGAGCTGACCGCAGAGGGCGTTGACTACTCCCCGTTCAATGCGGAGCTGTCGGAGGTTAACTGGGCTGCAAGGGCTGGCAAGTTGCTTGGTGGGTTCACGAACCTTGTCGGCATCGGCCCCGTCAAGGCAAAGTTTTACGTCGACAAGCGCAACTCAGGAGGGTTGACAGAGGCAGACGTAAAGAAGCTGGCCAAGCACAAGCCGAAGCACCAAGAGCTTCGTCCAGCTCATGCACTCTGGGGAGACATTTATGATCATCCGCACAACTACAACATCCATGGCCGCGTCCGAGAGTTCGCGGAACTGGATGACTTCGAAAATGCCGTGGTGGTTTGCCGCCTTGTTCGCAAAGAGCGGCGCGACGAGAATGAAGCTGTCCGTCTCGCAAGACGCGGCGGAGATCGTAAAGAGGGGCAGAGTCTGTTCCTGGATGCGTTCGTGGTCGACGACTCCGTAAGCAAGCCTGTGGTGTTACGCATCAAGTCGCAAAGCTGGGAAGAGCTTGGCCAGCCGCTGGCGGACGGAGCTGTCGACGGCCAAGACTGGTTCTTGGTTCGTGGCAAGTGGCTCAAGCAATTCTCGATGATGACGGTCGCGAAGATCAAGTGCCTGACTAACCCGGAGATGTTCTTGTGAGGAAGCCAGAGCAGCGAGTGTGGGACGCGATGCGCAGCAAAGCGCCGCCCGGCGTTTGGTTGGAGCGCGTCGAGAACGTGGTCGCAGACGGTATGCCTGATGTGCACGTGCTGATGCACGGAAAGATGGCTTGGGTGGAACTGAAGGCTGCTGTCTGTCCTGCGCGCTCGTCGACCCGGCTGCTGGGTGTCAATGGCCTACGGCAGTCCCAAATCAACTGGCACCTAAAAGCCGCCGCGCGGTCGCTTCCAGTTTACACTCTGGTGCGAGACGACTCCATGCGGCTTTACCTCGTGCATGCCGATCACGCTACGGCAATAAACGATTTCACTGCGGCGCAACTTCAGGCCGCGTCCATCGCCGACTCTTGGGCGGGGATCTATCAGGAACTCACTAAATGAAAACCACTCCAATGGAACATCAGGTAGAAGGACAGCGCCGCCTAGATGCAGCGCCCGTTGCATTCGCTCTGGCTGCTGAACAAGGCACAGGCAAAACGTGGATGCTGTTGAATGACGCCGAGCGCCAGCACGCGGCGTCCAGGATAACTGGCGTGCTAGTTGTAGCGCCAAAAGGAGTTCACACCAACTGGATCCGAAGGGAAATTCCAGCTCATCTTTCCACTGCAGTGAAGGCAGATTATTACTCGTCAGGCATGGGCGCAAGGCGCAAGGCACGGTTGCAGAAACTGATGCACCCGGACGATGACGGCGCGCTGGTTGTGGTGGCAATAAACATCGACGCGCTGAACACCAAGGACGGTTACAAGGCCGCTGAACTGTTCCTGATGCGACATGAGGCGATGATGATAGTGGACGAGAGCTCCAGGATCAAAACAGGCTCCGCAGGCAGAACGAAGAAGTGCATCGCCCTAGGCAAGCTGGCAAAGTCGCGGCGCATCGCGTCCGGCACAATGATAGCAAATTCGCCTCTCGATGTGTTCTACCAATTTGAGTTCCTGAAGCCACGTGGCTCTCTGCTTGGCACAACTTCATTCAGCGCGTTTACAGCGGAGTTTGCCGATGTGCTTCCACCTGAGCACCACCTCGTGCGACACGCTGCAGCCAAAAGCGCCAGAGGCGTCGCGCCGCAAATGATCAGGAAAGGAGACGATGGACGCCCGGTATTCCGTAACCTTGACAAACTGCAGAGCCTGATGTCGCCGCACACCTTCCGTGTGTTGAAAAAAGACTGCCTTGATCTCCCGGATAAAATCTATCAGACCGCCTACTATGACCTGACTCCAGCCGCGCGGCGCGTCTACGACAAGGCCGCTGATGAGCTGCGTTACGACCGAGACAACGGCGACATCGATGCATACACAGCCATGACGAAGATCACCAAGCTGCAACAGATGGCTGCAGGGTTCGTTATGGCGGACGGGAAGCCTGAGTACGTGTGCGCAGAGAACCCGCGTCTGCAGCTTCTGAAGGATCTGGTAGAGGACATCGACGGGCAGTTCATTATATGGGCTGTGTATCGGGAAGAGCTACGTCAGATCGTGGAAGCGATGAAGGCGCTTGGCGTGCCCTGCGTGGAGTATCACGGCGGCGTAAAAACGGCAGACCGTGAGGTTGCAGTCGATTCATTCCAGAGCGGCGAGGCGCGTGCATTTATCGGTCAGGCGCAAGCAGGCGGCATCGGCCTGACGCTCACCGCGGCTACGACCGCCATCTACTACAGCTCCAATTTCTCCCTTGAGTTGCGCTTGCAATCTGAAGATCGCTGCCACCGAATCGGAACCAAGAAGAATGTCCTGTACATTGACATCGCCGGGGTGGACACAATCGACGAGAGAGTGGCTGCCGCGCTTCAATCGAAGAGCCTGACCGCTTCAGCCGTCTTGGACGGGTTGTGAGTTATCGAACAAAAGCGTTTGCCTTTGCCTGATAACAAGAGTTTAATGCCTCTACGCCCGCAACTACTGACCTCCAAGGAGATCCAAATCATGAATGCAAACGATGCAATGAAGGCTGCGCAGCGCCGCTACGACAACGAGCTGCCTGACGACACGCCGGACTTCTTGGACACGCCCACCGGATCTAACTGGCTGGAGGGTTCCGCAGACTGGTTGATGTCAGGCCAAGATTACAAACTCAGTGGGCGTGTACGTGTGCCCGTTGACGCGCTGCACGATCTGGTGGGCAAGCGCGTGCTGGCTTGCTTCCAAGGCGCTGACGCCAGCGCGCTTGGCTGGCTGATGACCGCGATCGACCTAGGCGATGCAGCGGAAGCCTCCAGCGCGTTGCGAGAGATAACCTATGATGTCGGCGAGACGGTCATTCGCGAAGCGGCTCTCGAGCTGCTGAAGCCACTTGCGAAAGAAGCTGAGCAGGAGTATGGCAATGAAGAGTAAAAATCGTTGGTGCGTGGCCGCGCTTGCGTGGACATTTACGGCGTCAGGGTTCGTCGAGGCCTCGCCAACAATCGCAGTGGCAATGCTGTTGCCGCCGATGCTGCTTCTCGCCGTTTTGTGGAGGCGTATGCAGAAGAATTGCACGAATGGCTAACAGTGAGGGCGACGATATGAGAATGACAACAGGCGAACAACTGCGCGAAATCAGCGAAGCGCTGAAGCAAGACCAGCGGAACTATCTGCATGAAGTGATGCAGGGGCAGGCGAGGATTGCGGAGCTTGAAGGGCTGCTGCTTGAGTCTCTCGCGTTTGTTGATGTTTGCTGCTGGGAAGGAAAACTCGGCTCGCATAAATTGCGCTGCCGCATTGGTGAATTTCTCTCCAAGAAGGAGTTGAGCGAATGAGCGCCCCAACATTTCAATGCGAGTCGTGCGGGTCGCACAATACCGCCAGTGAGATTGCAGAGACTGGCGGGTACTGCCCGCAGTGTGATGCCGACTATGACGAGAGAAAGATGTTTACTGAGCTGATTTCACGTTATTCCGAGCTTGAGGCAGAGCTTGCCGCGCTCAAGGCCAAGGCTGCGGTGCCGGATTGCGTAGTCACAGTGCTGCCAGACGGGAGCGCATTTGGCGTTATGTCATTCCCACTAGCTGAAACGCACTGGCTATACGCGGAGCGTGAATATGAAGAGGGTGCGGATGAACCCAAAGAACTGACAGCGCCGATACTGAACCACGCCGAGCACGGCAACATAGTCGAAGCGGCGGCTCGGTACGCAGTGCGCGGTGCAACCAACTGCGGGAAATGGCCTGACTTTGACCCTGACGCCCTTGTGCAGAACGTAACCTACGCATTGTGCGGCCCGTTCAATAAATCCGCCCTAGCCCAGCCAGCAGCGCCCAAAGGAGGTGAGTGATGCGGCTGCCTCTTGAGTCTCGCAAGCAGGCACATAGGAAAGCTGCAAGCTGGCTCGACTGTGAGCCGTTTGTTGAAAATCGCCAAGGCATTCTTATCCACCGCCCGAGAAGCGTGACTCTCTACAACCTACATTCTCAGCCACATATTGCTGTTAATTACTGGTGCGGAGGAGGATCAACAGACAGCAATAGCAAAGCAAAGTTGGCCTTCCTGTCAGAGCCACCGGTTGATGCAATTGTCTGCCATGCGTGTGAGGCGAGAGCGCAGATGGCTGGGCTACCAAGCGCGTCATTTCTAGCTGGCAGGCATGTGCACACAGGGAAACTCAAACCAATCAAGACTTGCGGATGCGGGCTAGAGCCAGCAGCGCCGGAGGTGAGCAATGACTGACATTAAGGAAGCGCGGGGGCTGGAGGTGGTGGCTTCACTGCACCAGCACTTTGACGGCAGAAGACGCGTTCAAGTGCCTAACGGCGTATATGACCAAGATGCAGGCTGGGGCGCTAAGGTTGAACCACTCTGCCGCCTCTCAGACGCTACGGCAGTAATCGACCAGCTACTCGCAGAGCTTGCCGCGCTCAATGCTGCGGTGCCGGATCGAGTGGCGATGGCAAAAGCTCTCTGCAATTACCACGCAGACCTGTGTGGCGTAAGCCGAGATGATCAGTGGTTCATTTTCTCGGATGACTTTCTAAATGATGTTGATGTGATGCTCGCAGCCGCCCCAGCCAAGCCGCAGAGCGATGCGGCGATTGTGCCGAGGGAGTTGCTGGTAAGAATCGAAAGATACTTCAGCGGGTTTACTTGCGATGAGCCTGTGGATGTCGCGCTTGGCGATGGCGGCATTAGTAAACTCCGCGCCCTGCTGGGAGTGGATCAGCCAGCCCCCGATCCGCTTGAGTGGAGCCGCAAGCACGGCATAGAGGAGTTCTGACAGATGGCAACATACAAGACTGAATCAACGGCAATCGACATAACATCGCCCGGAGTGCTTGAGGCCAGCGTGACATGCTTCGATGAGTGCTGCGTAGAGGTAAATATTGAAGGAGGGATTCACACCGTCGAGTCATGGCGCGAACTGTCTGCACAGATTGAGGCGGCGATTCTTACGATTCATCAGCCAGGCAGCGCCAAAGGGGGTAGTGATGGCCGTTGAATTCATGACCCGCGCAGAGCTGCCTTGCAGGCCAATAACGGCGCAGGGTCTTAAATAATTGCGGAACGAATGAGGAGAGAGAAATGTTTTATGAATTTAACCAGAACAACAGCGGCGGCAGCTTTGACTTTGACGAAGATGCCGGGATAACCCGCTGGGTAATAGTTGAAGCCGAAACTCTCAGTGAAGCAATCACCAGGGCGGAAGAAATAGGTCTTTACTGGAATGGATGCGAAAGCGGAATCGACTGTTACTGCTGCGGAGACAGATGGTATGTACCATATATGGAAGAAGGCAGTGAGATTCCATCGTCTTATGGCGTGGCACTTACCAGCGAAGCATTTAAGCAAGGCAGGTTCGGGAGCTTTCTGGCGGACGGTAAAGAGGCGTGCGTACATTACGCTGACGGCCGTAAAGAGTGGTATTGAATAATTGCGGAGCGAATGAGGTGATGAGATGAGCGAGTGGATTAGCGTTGATGAGCGGATGCCGGAGCTGGCAACTGATGTACTGGTCTTTGGGCGCGAGTTCAACGGTCCAAGATTTACGGTAGCCGGAAGGTTCTTAGGTGGACCAGAAAGCAGCAGACCGTTCTGGGCAAGCCAAGAAACCGAGGAATCAACGCGCTTCGACGTTACCCACTGGATGCCATTACCGGCACCGCCAGGCAGCGAATAAGGAGAGCGAAATGGGAGAGGTTATGACGCGAGGCATTATCAATATGCCGCTTGAAATGGTTATGGGCAGCATCAACGGCATAGAGAACTATCACAGTACGTCGCAATCGCTTCTTGCGGACTATGACGCCCTGCGCGCAGAGAATGCCGAGCTTAAACGGGATGCGGAGCGGTATCGGTTTGCGCGTGCGCTAGAGAACGACTGCTGGATGCTCAACACATTGCAGCGGGTATCTGGTGCAGAACTTGACTCCGCCATTGACGCAGCCCTAGCCAAGCACAGATGCGCTACTCAACCGACCGATAAGCCTTAACGCAGGCGTCACCGGCTATTCTTGCTCGATCAGCATGCGCTGCCAGTTCGCCCGCTCTCTTATCAATCCTGCCGAGCAGGTCGGCAAGCAGTAATCCGGCTGGGTCGGCTGCTGGGCTTCCATCGGTAACGGAGGGACAGCGGCGGGCGGCGAGGCGATCAACCTGCTGTTGCAGCCCGACAGCAGCAGCGTGAGCAGCAGCAGCATCAGAAACGGCAGTTGATATTTGTTCGTGAGCATCTTTGCGGATTCCTTCTAGTGCGATCTGGCGGCGCTGTTCTTCGGCCCGGGCCTGCTGGATGGCAGCGGTCAAAGCCTGCGCCTGATCGGCCTCAATCTGCGCTATGTCAGCGTTAAGCCTCCAGCCGTTAGTCAGCCAGCCAGCGCCGAACAGAAGCGCACATGCGAGCGCGTAGACGGCAAGGCGGAACTGCGCGGGGATTAGGTCAATCATGCGACCGCCAATTTCTTTCCGGCTTGCAAGTCTGCGAGCGTCAATCCGCCCGTCCATTGGCAATGCGGCATATCCGTAAACTTTGTCCATCTGCCGCCCCACTCAAGCCCGACAGACTCGGCAATCTCGCCACACCGCATAAACGTCCGATGGTCATCCCACATGGCTTTTCCGTTTACGATTGGCACGAAGTCGAACGCACACCGCCAGTTATGCCAAGACTGCCCCGCTCTTGCGTTAGTAACCTTGCGCCCTGGCGCCGTCCTACCTTGAGCGAACAGAGCTTCCTGCGACTCATGATCACGGTATGTGCTGGTGATCAGTACGTTGATCCCTTCTTTGTCGCATGCGTTTATGAACTTCCTGCACAGGTCGGCAACCTTCGGGTGCAAGTCCTCAACCTTTCGACTGTTGATCATGGTTTCTCCCGGGCAATAAAAAACCCGCCGAAGCGGGTCTGGTGTGCGGTTAGCGCAAGTTCTGCTGCTGGCCGTCTTGCCAACAATCGTCGTCATTGCCGGGGAAATGCTTAGACGCTTTCGGATGCCACTGGCCTTCAAGACAGTGCCGCATCTCATGTGCCAGGCATATCGGATATTCACGCAAAGTAATAACGCATTTCCCGTCCTTGCGCTCTGCCATTCCTTGCGGGTGGATGATGTCGCCCTTGTAGTCAAAGGCAGTCAGCATCGGATTGATAACGACCTGAACAGTTACGGTGTCCTGCTTGATGTTGTACGGCTCAGGGTCAAACGCAGCGCAGCCGGTCAGCAACAGGCAGATCAGAATTACCCTCATAGACCAGCCCTCCCATTGAGCAACGCAGTGATGTTTGCGATTTGACCAGCATCCAACGCCGCCCACTGTGCACCCGTGTAGATCAGCAGCGCGTGCGCGTCTACGTTATCGGTGTAAGTCTTACCTATCGTCACGCCAGTTGTGATGCTTGCCCCAGTTGCAGGCAGAGAGCGGCAGACTGTGCAGCCAGCGCCTAGTGATGCGGGGAATGTAGCGACAAGATCATCATCAACCGCGTCGAAGTTTGCGTAGATCGGGGTGCCTGCGGTAACTGGGCGCTTTCCTGCGGTGGCTTGGGATTGGTGGTTTCCCGCTATGGTTTTTAACGAGATGTTATCAAAATATGCCGTATCTCCTATCGCACCCCAATTATACTGGCTTGATACCGATAGGTAGAGTAGCTTGACCCGTTAGTGTAGGCCGCTTGAAATGTGGCTTTTACATTAGTTGGGTTATTGCCATCAGCAAATATACTTACCACGTCTGCAAAATTTAGAGTAAGCCAAGCAGCTCCTAAAACGGCATTGCCACTGTCTGCCTGCATAACCCCTGTTAGCTCATACCATTGTCCAACGATAAGCCCAGTGAGTGCTTGCGCTGCCCCAAGTCCGGGTGCCGATGATGTAACAGAGAGTCTCCCGCCGATGACATCGAGTGTCGCGTTAGCTGATGACCACCCAGTAGTGCCATCACTAAAGTCTCCATTTGCAACCAGCTCAGGCCCAAGCGCCAACCCCTGCGACTGATCCAGCCCCAGCCCGATCGGCTGCTATCCTGCCGTTACTGGCGTAGTGCCTGCGCTATTCTGAAACAGCGTAGACAGATTCGTTCTGTCGTAATACGCGCTAGGGTTTGTCGAGGCAATATCGAAAGACCCGCCCCCTCGCCGCCTGAACTCCAGCGGTGAGCGCATGACGGGTTGCAGCGGGGATTGCAGGGGACTTGTCATATCATTGCCCTATTGATTTTTCGCAGTGGTTTTTGTCGAAGCGGTCGAGCAATTTGCAGAAAATGCACCCCCACCGCTTGCCGTCACGCTTGGCGCGTCCTGCCCTGCTGCTGATGGTTTCGTCCTCATCTCCGCCAAAGGCTGTATTGGCGAGCTGGTCATGCGATACGGCCAGCTTCCAAGCTCTGGTATCGCTACCTGTCAGAACTGCGGCGAGCATCCAGACGGCAGACACGAGAGAAGCGGCCACGCACAGCAGCCAGATGGCCATTAGATAGACGCGATTCATGGAAGCACCCAGATGGCAGCTTGCGCCGATCCGGCAAGTCGCAGGGCTTCGCGCAGCTCGGCCTTTGTCGCTTGTATAACGGAGTTATCGGCCAGCACCCAGAGCACCGTATCAGCGTCCTCCATACTCGACACGGCGCGAGCCATGCGGCCTTGAGATACTTCGTCACCGTCGAAAGTGTTTCCGGACAGAGTCGTGACCTTGATAGCCTCGACAGCCGCAGACCGTTCGGACTTCCATTCTTCGCGCAGATCTTCCGCTGTTTTAGCTGGGACGATCCAACTCCCGTCAGCCTGAGCGACGTGGCTTTCAGTTGGCCGCTGCTCCTGCATAACCACCCACCCATCAGGGCATTTTCCGCCGACCTGCTGTACGCAGCTGCCTACCTCAGAATATATGCTCATGCTGTTGCCCCTTTAACTTTCCAGACTTTTACACGGCTGCCAGTGATGTTTGCCGCAGCCCATGCAACCCCTCCGCCTGCAACTCCGCCAAGCGCCATTGCTGTTACATAGGCGTAGGCGAGTCCCGTCGTTACAATCACCAAGTCTCCGTCGTAATCGCCTGAAAACCCACCATAGTAGGTGGCAGCGCTAGCATTTTGGGATATTGCCATCCACACCCCATTCGCCAAAATCTCCAGCTGAGTGATCAGGTGGTATCCGGGGAACGGATTTGTCTCGACGTATCGCGTGTTTGCGGCCAGCTTTGCCGGTACTAGCTCGGTTCCGCCGTTCGGGTAGACGATGGCGAAGTCTATTGCAGTATCAAGCGCTGCAACTTCAGCCTGAAGAGACTGAATGTCGATAGTCCCCTGATTAACCGCTGTCGCGAATGCTCTGATTGCTGGAGTGCTGATTGCGCTGCGAACGCTGATACCTGGAGATGCGCTGGCCGCGCTTACGGTGATTGATTTGCCTAGAATGAATGTGGCATCAACCGCAGCGCTATCGTCCGCATAGCCTTGATTGCGCCCGCGCATATCTGGGAGCGAAAACGTGGTTGACCCGTTCCCGCGACCAAACGCGGTAGGGTTTGCAGTCTTGTCTACTTCATCAACAATGTTTCCAGAGTCTTCAGCGAAAGACCAGAGCTGAGGGTATACGGTGCGGTTTAGCGTTCCGCCGTTGAGATGCACCCAGCCAAATGGCAGCGCGCTAGGTATGCAGGCAAATGACGCCTGAATGCCAACCGCCAGCGAGTTTGCAAGCGGATCAACTATAGCGATAGTTGAGTTGTTTGTTGTCGCTCCGTCGAATGAATAAAACCGAACAGAGCTAAAGTCGCCGGTCGGAACAAGATAAACCCCAGATGGCAGCAGGACAGTCCGGCCTGTAGATGCGGCAGAATCAAACGCATCTTGGTCATTTGCCGTACCATCTCCGACAGCGCCGAAGTCCTTAACATCAACCCATCCCCGCGATAGCCTATCGTGTAGGGTTGATCCAACAGGCCCAGCGCCGTCCGAATATATCCACCCAACCATCCCTGTGCCAAGGTCTTGATCGGTTTCGTTTGCCAGATCAGCAGCAACCACGCCGTAGAACCCGTCTGCCGCGCTGGCCGAGTACACAACCTGAGCACCGTTCTGGTCGGATATGCGCAGCGAGTAGTTATCTGGCGTATAGATACGCTTCGGGTTTCCGCTGCCGTCGCATGGGAAGCCTGCCGAGTTGGTGCGGATAGGCTGAGTGGCGAGGATGGTGCCGTCTACGTCGAAATAGACGTTTACGGGGAAGTTCTGCGGGTCTTTGTTCGGCTCTCCGACATATATCTTGCCATTGGCCAATGTGCGGCCTGACCGATCCGTTAGGTATTCAAACGGGGATTGAACGAGGATGTTGGACATTATCGGCCTCTGGTTATTACGAGTGGTGGCGGTTCTTCGCTTTCAGCTTGGCCGAACCCAGCAATGCCGAGCACGGTAGCCATTGCGGGATAATCTCGACTGATAGAGGTAGCAAGTGCAGACATTTCTGGCTTGGCGCTTAAAGCCTTGACGACTTCGCGCCGAGTTGCGCCGGACGATTGCAGGCTGCTCACGGCCTCCATGAACGCCCCCCCGAATGGCACCTTAGACATTCCGACACGCTGCATAACGTCAAGGATCACACTTGCAGATCCTTTAGGAACTGCGCCAGACGGTGCCTGTATCGCCTTGGAGATGCTTTCGAGGTTCTTGATTCGGGTCAGAGCCTGCGCATTGTTAGAGAACAGCAGGTTCAACTTGTCTTCTCCGATGTTCTTGATAGCCTTCTGGAATGCGCCAGGGCTAAACGTAGCCACGCCATCAATCTGACGACTGGACGCCCCGAAAGCCTCATCCATCAGGCGCATTACGGCGGTTGCCTGAAGGTCTCCGATTGCCTGCTTGCCCTTGTCTCCTGACTTGGCAAGGCTGGCCATCGTTTTTTGCAGATGCTCGACTGGAGTAGCCTTGGAAAACAGCTTTGGCGCGACTTGTGAAGCCTCAAGTATCGGGGTGACGCCATCGCGCTTAACGTCAATCAGGCGACCGGCAATAGACTGTGGGCTAAAGTCCGTCTTTATTTCACGAACTACGCCGCGAGCCTCTTTTAGTTTGCCGACCAGATCCTTGGCCGCTGCATTTCCTGAAGCCTCCAAGGCGTCCGACATGATGTCAGTCTCGGCATCCAGCGCCCGCTTCAGTGGGCCGGTTATGACCTTTACCGCGTCGGACGGATCAGACCGCTCTATTTGGTTAAGTGCTGCGCGGAAGTCTTCAAAGTTGTTCAGCCCGATAGGCGTTACCACCCCGTCAAAGCCTTCTGAAGCCTGCTTTATCCCGAACTCTTGCATCAGGTCGTCAACTGCGCCCGCCGGCCCTGGCGAAAGCCTGTTGATCCTTCGCAGGGTGGCGGCATCCGGCAGAGAGCTTGCTAGACTGTCAGGAACCAGCGGCATAACGCCAAGGTTGTCCGCCTGCTCTGCTGCCTGCTTGTATAGCGCGGACTTCTGAGAACGGAGCATGGCTTTCTGGCTGCTAAGGGCTTCCTTGATCGCCTCGCCGGTTCGCTCAGGAACGCCAAGGTTATTTACCAGGTCGTCAAGACGGCTCTTTATGGCTTCGGACTGGGTAAGAATTGCGCCACGGAAAGGTGACGCGGCTGGATCAGCGACCGACTCAGCTAGGCGGGCCTCTGCGGCCTGCTGGCCGAAGTCCTTGGTGATAGCGCCGCGAGTAGCTGGAACGCTCTCAGACGCGAACAGGGCTGCTCTTGCGGCCTGCTCTGGGTTTGTTCCGTGGCGAGCTTGCGCCAAGTCCTGCATGGCGGCTTGCGCAAGGTCGTCGTAGTTTGTGCCAGCCTTTGCCAGAGCATCTTGAAGCTCTGCGGTTGGCCGTCCTGCTGCGTCGATTAAGGAGCCGGCAGGCTCCCGCCCCATTACCCGGCGAAATACCTTGCTGCCAGCGCGGACAATGCTAGGCATAGCCAGCTCAAGCCCACCTGCAACAGTACCCGCCACCGCACCGTGTACCACCTGACTGTTGAGGTCTTCGCCTCGGCCTCTAGCGCCAATTGATCCTTCCGCAGCTCCGAGTCCCGCCATTGCGATAGCTCGCGGTACAACTGATGCGATTTTGCCGGCCCCAGCACCTGGGATAATGAACGGAGCTGACTCTCCAATGATTTCACCGGCTGTGGTTGTGTATGGTCGCTGATATGAGAGTTGTGCATAAGCCGCCTTCTCTATGTCGGATTCAGGGTCGGCAATGCCCAACCCCCTCCCGATATTATAGAAGCCTTTTCCCATTGCGATAGCCAAAGAGTCCATTGGCCCCTGTTCTGCCGCGACTTCAGCCAAAGCGGCATCGCGCACAGAGTTATCTACAGCCACTCCACCGAAGCGGCTTTGCTTTACTGGTTGCGACTCAACAGGGATACCCCCGAATTTACTAGCCATGTCAGGGCTTCCTGTACTGTACGCCGTCTTCCATGTAGACCGCTCCAGAAGGTAGCGCGTCGTATGCGGCTTGTGTGGTTACTGTTGGCGCTGCATTGCCCCCGCCTTCCCCGGCAACTGGCGGCTTTTTCGGAAGATCAAACATCTTGGCCTTTCGCGACTCCAGCAAATTGCGCTGCGCAGGCGGGATCACTTCTCCATAGCTGCCTAGATACTGATCCACGGTCGCGTTTACAGATACCCCCTGGCTGTTTGCCAATTCCTTGGCTGTCATCACAAGGTCTTGCATCTGCTCAGGGTTAAGTCGCTGGCCGTTTTGCAGACCGCTAACAAGGTTCCCCATCGTTCCAAATATGCCATCCGTGCGCTGAACCATTACCTGCTCGCCTTCACGAACTACAGATGTAGGGTCAAGGGCTTTCATGTACTTGAATATGGCGGCCAGTTGACTTGCGGGAGTGTTGCGGTCTGCCAGCGTCTCAAGGTCTTTGGCGGCGCTATACATTCCTGCGTGTTCTTTCGTAAATCCTGTCAGGTCGGAGTTAATCTGGCGCACGTCTTTTACGTCCAGCGTCTGCCCGGCTTGAAGTTTTGCGGCTGCATCTGCGAGCGTTGCGTTAGCTTTGATCTGTGCCACTTGCATGGCGTTGCCGCGATTTGCTGCCCCCTCACTGCGCTGGATGTCTTGGCCGCGCACGGTTATGTCCTGCCCGCGCATCGTCACGTCTTGGCCTCTCGACGTTAGCGCGTTTTTGTTTCGCTGGTCTGTTACCGCGTAATACTTATCGGGCCCGAGCGCTAGAAGCGAGAACGTGTCCGCACGTTTTGCCAGACCTTGCGGGTCTTCTGCCAGCAGCTTCATCAGGTTTTCCGGCTCGTAGCCTGCGCCCTTAGATCGCAGCAGGTCGGCATTCTGCGCAATCATCTGCGCTGCGGCCTGCGGGTCAGTACCTGCCAGAGTAGAAATCTGAATGCCGAGCGAGCCAAGCGCGTTATTGGTCTGCTCATCCCTGAACCCTGCCGCCTGCTTGATCTGCTCAAACTGCTCAGGGTATTGCCCGATCAGGCTGGTCAGCGCTTTATTGTCGCCAGACTGGTAAGCCGCACCGAATGCCTGCTGAAACTCTGCCGCCCTAGCCTGCTGCGCCTGTGCTGCTTGGTTAGACTGGATCTGCATCGCCACAGCTGCGGCATTGTTCAGTCCGTCAGAGACTTGATTCTGCTGCGGCTGTAGAAACGCTGCGTAATTGACCGCCATTACTTGCCTCCCAGCGCGCCAAGTACGCCGCCACCGATTGCGCCAGCCATTGTTCCTATACCAGGCACAACGCTACCCATCATCGCCCCAGATGCAGCGCCAGACAGCGCGCCACTTGCCATGCCGCCGAAGCCGCCACCTTGTCCGCCACCTTGTCCGCCAAGGATTCCTTGGGCCTGAGCGTCACCCATAGCGCTGTAGGCGTTGCCAACGTTCCCGGCCACGCCCATACGTGCATTGGCGAGGTTGGTCTGCACGTTCATTCCCTGCTGCTGCAATGCACCCAACTGGCCAAGCATGTTCTGGTAATAGTTACCGAACAGGCCGGAACCGAACTCGGCAAGCCCCTGCTGTACGTTGCCGCCACGAAGCCCGCCCGTTGCAGATGCGTTCTGAAGCACTGCGCGCTGGCCGGACTCAAGTTGCGCCTGATAGCCTGGGGTCTGTTCCAGTCCGCTAATGGCTTGCGCCTGCGCGTCATTGCCGTTCTGCCCCAAAAGGTCTAGGTATGAAGTTAGCCCGCCAAGGCCCGCATCAGAGTAAGGCTGATAAAGCCCCTTCGCGTCCTTGTAGGCTGCCTTCTGCTCTGCAATCTGCTGATGTAGCATGGCCTGCTGAGCTTTCGCGGCCTTCTTTGCGCCGTTGTCGCTACTTCCGCCCATATTTCTCTCCGCGCACTAATCCAAAGTGCCATAAGTCCAGAAAGTCACCGTCGCGATGGCATGCGCCGCGAACCGTACCCTCGTAGGTAAAGCCAAGTTTTTTGGCAAAGTTGGCAACCTGCGGGAACAGGCTAACCACCGTTGTGCTGATTCGATTTATCGGTGTGTTGGCAAACAGGAAGTCACAAACCGCCGAAGAGAATTGATACCCGAGCCGGCGATGCTCGCCAGGTATGCATAGATGCACCTCGATGTCCCATAGATTGCGCAGGACACACAGAGCGCAACATACAAAACGATCACCATCATGAGCAGCCAGGTAAAAAATATCTGCCCGGTCGATAAACCCGTAATAGCCGGAGTCGGCGTATCTGTCTTGGACAAATTCATCGTCATACAGCCCCCGTATCACGTCTGGATTCATGCACAGTTCGACAATCAAACCAGCGCCCACCCTGTAATGGAGCCGTATGTGCTGGCCGTGTTCTTGTAGAGATCGCCGGTAGCCAGATCGATATAGAGGCGGCTGCTGTTTGACTTGGTGACGCCTTCAGGGCTTCCTGTGCCTGTCTGCGTCCGCGTGTCGGTAATGGCGCTGGATAGCCCTTCCAGATAGCGCATAACGCGCTCATTGATACCGGCCAGAGCGGTTAGCTCGTTACGTGGCGGGGACTTGATTTGAGGGGCGTCAGGCATTGAGCGGCTCCACTTTCACATCAAGCCGCGAAGGGGTGAAAAACGACTCGTTTACGACACGAAAGCGCAGGCTTAACTGCGACCCAGCACGGCCAAGACGACGCCATTCCGGCAGATAGTCGAAATGCCCGCGCTTTCCGCTGTTGGCCCATCGCTCCTGACCCCATGTCACGCCGTTACGGCTGGAGCTCATGGATATTTTCGGATTGGTATCGAGCGCGGTGCGCCCTGGCAGTCCGAACAAGGCTACTGAGTGGACGATAAAGCCCGCGCCATCCGCAAACCCCAGCGGGGTGGTGAATTCACGCTCAACCGTTGCGCCATACTCTGTCGCCATGTCGTCACGAATAACGCCAATGCTGCTCGACCTGTTGTCGCCTACCAGCCACTGACCGTAAGCCCGAGAGAACCCTCGAGCGCGATACGCTCCGCCGCCACTCTTGCGAACATGCCACAGCGGAGAGCCAGCCGAAGCGCTGCCGTACAAGTCATAAACCAGCGTCTGGTCTGGCAGATGAATCAAGATGAAGTATTGGCCGTTTGCGGTGTATGTCTCGCAAACCGTGCCCGATAATTCCTCGTCGGTGTAGCTTTGAAGTATCTTGTCTACTTCATCGGTGGCGACCTTCTGGGCCTGCCCGCCTGCGCCAAGGTAGGCGCTAGGAGCCTCACCCTTGCCAGCTCCGACAAAGAACAGTGCATCCTCCACCTCAATCGCTGCATGTGTACCAACCACGCCCTTGGTGATCATCGCACCGACTACGCGCTGGAAAGGGAACAGCGAGCCGCCTATGTTCTGGAATACCTCGATCGTCTCGGCCCCGCACACAAACGGTTCGTTTCGAACTTTGACAATCGCCACGTTGCCGTCGCCTTCAATCTCAGCGGACGCATAAGACAGCCCGTTGATCGACATCGGGTCGCTCAGATCGCTATTGAAAATGTACTGCTCATCGATGAATAGGAAATAGCCATCGACATAAATAACATCCGTGGCGCGGCTAAAGTCGGGGTCTGTTATCTCCTCGATACCTGCCGATGATGTCCAGTAAAAGGCGCGGCCATTGGCTACGATGCAAATACGATCAATGCTAGTGGCAATTGACACAGGACCGCTGCCAGGGATAGCGCCCAGCACTTCTGTTAGGTTGTTTGAGTAGACGCGAATTAGCGACGACCCGCTAACCATGTAGAGCATTCCGCCAAACTCTACAGCCCCGCGATAAGCCCCGGCCCCGTCCGCAAACTGCACGATGCCCGGCGTCTGGCGAAGGTATGACGACGACACACCTGTGGGCATAACGACGGGGTAATAGTTCAACGGGTACGACTGGCGGTAATCCGCCTTGTCGTTGCTGTAGATGCCCGAAACTATGCTGATCTGCGGCATGGTTGAACCTTTTTAACGGCATAAAAAACCCACCGAAGTGGGTCGTGCGTTGCTGTGTTGTTACGCTTCCGTGTAGACAGTAAACGCTACGGCAAGCTGCGGGCGATAGGCTCGGAACGTAACAGGGCCAAATACCTGCTCGGTCTTTTTGTTGATGCCCAAAGTGCCTAGCAGTGACGTTCCGTCTGGCGTCACTTTCAGTATCTGAATTGGCTGAGACGGGTACTCCCAAGAGTTGACAGAAGAGATGCCAACAGTGACAGCCGCGCCATCCTCAACGACTACATCGGGAGTGGACGTTGCTTCAGTGACGCCGAGCGGAATGATTGATGTGGTAGTGGTCATGTTGACTCCTTAAGCCGTAACGGTTCCGGTGATGATCTGACCATTACCCAGCGTCAGGGTGATTACGTTCGTGGCCGCGTCGATATCGATGCTGGCCCCTGTGATGATCTGGTTTATGTACTCGGCCAATTCGTCAACCGTTACATTGCGCGTCCTGTTGCCGCCTGCGCCTTGCTTGGCCAGCAGATCACCGCCGCTAACCGTGCCAGAGCTGCCAAGGCCGTAGATGTCTGTCATGGCTGGATAATCCCTTTGCTGTTGGTATCAATTGGGCCTGCGTTGTCGGCATCAAGCTGCGAAACGGGGCGATAGAAGCGCTGTGTTGCGCCGTAGCGGCGATTTCCGGAGCCGGTAGGCATGCGGTTAGTGTATTGAACAACAGGAACGTACTGGGTCGCGTTGAGCAGGGACGTCATGCCAGACGATGCGCCAGCCGATACCGATGCAGAGACTGCCTTCCCGTAGGTGTCGGCCAGATCAATGGCCAGCGAATAGGTGGCGGCGCGGAAGGCAATATCAGGCAAGCCCGACTGCTCGGTAATGTCTGCCGTTTCCGGGTCAGCTGCGAAGTTATAGCCGATCTTGATGCCGCGAGCGTCCCAGTCCGCCATTAGGTATTCCAGCGCCGTTACGCCGGTCTTTACCTCTTCCGGGTCAATCTCGTAATCGAACCCATTAACGGCGAGCTTGTTTAGCGCGCTTGTGACCAGATCACTTTTCGTTGCCATCATTCAGCCCCAGCGATTCGCGCAGTTTGGCCTCGCCCATGCGTTGCCATCCTTTAATGCCGCGTTCCTTTGCCGCGTCACGAAGTGTCTGTAACACCTCATCGACTGCGGGCTTTTCGTGCAAGTCCAGCGGAGAACGCCGCCAGCCTTGGGTTTGCAATTCGTCTTCCGTTGATTCGTCAGCGGTCAAGGTCTCGCAGGCAATGCCCCAGATAACCTCTTTGTCGCCTTTGCGGAAGTAACAGCGGATACCCATTAGAGTCTCCAGATAAAAGAAAGGGGCCGTTTCCAGCCCCGTTCAGTTTTACGCCAGGATCGCTACGCCGTTACGCGAAGGATCGATGTTTACCACGTTGTTCCAAGTGAACAAGCGGCAGCGCAGGGTAAGGTCTTCAATCTTGCCCTGATATGCCATGTACAGCTTGGTACCGCTCGACAGAGTGGATGTCATGACGTCCATACCGTCCAGCTCGCTCAACAGCTCCAGCGGGGCGTCACCATCCACAATCTCGATGGAGTCGTTGGCCCAGAAGATGTTGGTGCGGGCGCTGGCATCGCTGTTCAGCTTGCTAACGGTCGCGCCGCTGGCAATCTGGCCAATGATGTTGGCGTAGGACTTCTGCACGGCAGTCAGGCCAGCGTCATTTGCAGCCACAGGGCGCGGATACACCTTGATGGTTGCGCCGGTCTTCTCAACGACCGTAAAGGTCATCAGTTGGCCGGTATCGTTCTTGGTCTGACGACCGCAAGCGTTGACGCCGCTGAAGCTGATACGGTCGCCGACCACCAGGTTGGTGATGGTGCCGGTCAGGGTGATCGAATCAGAGATCCGGTAATCCACTGGCAGCACGAATCCGACCGAAGTCTGGCTAGCCAGCGGGGCTTGTGAAACGGTAGTGGTGACAGTGACGCCAGCCAATGCGCCGCCAGCCAGAGTCGGCAGATACGATGACTCGTAAATGTCGAAGCCTGCGGTGTTCTTGGCCATCAGGCCGCGAATGTAGGCGTCTTCCGGCAGACCTTTCAGGGTTTCACGGTTTGCCAAGTCCGAGGAGATGCGCTGCGCATCGCGGTCATTCACGAAGAACGATTGACCCTCGCCAGTGAAGGCTTGGCGTTCTTTGAGCAGCGTGTCTGCCGTCTTAATGAAGTCATAACCGGCAGTGGTGCCGCGATAGAACAGCGAGCCAGTCTGACCAACCAAGGTAGCAATCTTGGTTGCTTGGAACGAAGACAGGCGTTGAGCTGCGGCCTTGGCGCGGCGGTCCATGAACTGCTTATCGCGGAAGTCATCAGCGCGCAGCTTGAACAGATCGTTATCCGGGGTGCCGAGGGTGGAAGGGTAGGACAATTCCAGCACATCGCCGAAATCGCTATCAGTGAACTCCCAGCCCGAAGTTACCGGCGCGTGTTGTTGCACTTGACGCCATTCGACGTTGTTGGAGTTCTGGGCTTTCGCGCCAGTCATTGCAAAGTGATTGACGACTTTCGCCATCTGGTCTTGCTCTTCGTAAGCCTCGCTTACTTGGTCGAACATGACCGTGACTGCTTTTGCGGTAGTAAGTGCCATTTGTAGGCGCTCCTGTTACATGTATCCGTGTTTTTTGAGCAGGTCAGATTGGCCGTTTGCCACCAGCTTTCTTTTGTACTCTCGGAACTTGTCCCGGTTCGGCAGTTTGTTGAGGCGCTCAAGCTGCTTCAACACTGCGCTACCGTTACTTTGAGAGCCGCTAGAGGCTAGAGGCCGATCTGCTGCCGGTGCTTGGCTGATTTTGCCAAGAGTGGGATTGGTGGCCAGCTTGTCTGCCAGCCGTCCGAGGTAGCCAATGGCTTTAAACCCGGACGGGTCTTGCGCAATCATCTGCGCCACCTTGTCCCGCTCTGCTTGGTTCAGGCCCAAGTGGTGTACCACTCGCTCGCTGCCTTCGCCGATAGCGGAAATCATCTGGTCCACTGCTGTGTCGCCGAACGTGTCACGTACAGCCTTTTCTGCTGGGATGAAGTCGTCAGGGCTGATACCTAGATCGCTTACCCGCTGATAGTGCTGTTGAACATCCGTTTCAAGCTGCTGCTGAAACTGAGCGACCCGGATTTGATTGGCGCGGTTTTGCTCGATCTCTTGCAGCTTGCTTTCAAGGCTTTGCTGGTTCCACGCCTGTATCGCGGTTTGGTACTTGCTTTCGTCGTAGTCGCACGATTCAAGCGTTGGCACCAATGCAGCTTTTGGCTGCCCTGCGTTCCCGATCAGGGATAGCTGTTTAACCAGTTCATCGTTCTGCTTTTGCAGCCGTTCCTTTTCCTCGCGTTCCGTGCGGCGCTGTTCGCGCAGCTTGGCCAGCTTGGCAATAGGTACGTTTGCCGTTTTCTTTCCGCCGTGCGCCGCCTGTTCGGTGCTTGCACTGTCGTCCTCATCGGCTTTGTCGTCTTCTGGTGCGGCTCCCTTCGCCACAACTTCCGGCTCGACGCTAGGGGGCGTCTCCTCGGCTTTCAACGCTTCTTCCGCTTCTTTTTCGAGTGCTTCCAGGGTGATTGCTTCGTCAGCCATGCTTAGTTCTCCCGGCATGTACGGTAAGTGGATAATCGCGTTTTGCGTCCGCGTAGACGTAAACCTTTAGTAGCCGCGCATTGCTGCCTGTTGCTGCATGATCGTGCCGCGTAATGCACCCGCTAACTTGTCTGCGTTTTCCATTGCCTGCGCGTCTGTGTCGGCCAATATCTCGGCTGTCTGCGCTCTGGCTTTCTCGGCGTCTGCTATGGCCTTTACGGTGTTCGCTTTGGCTTGCTCTGCCTGTGCTTGGTCTTTGATCGCTTGCGCCTGTAGCGCCTGCGCCACGGCCACCTGCTGTGGATCAGGGCCTTGTGCTTGCGCCTGCTGCTGCAACCGCTGCATGTACGCGATGTCTTCTTCGGTTGATGGCTCGATAACGCCCATCTTGAGCAGGTTGCGCCGTGCGTAAGTGCGCAGGATTTCCATACTCTGACCTTCCTGAAGCATCAGGTACTGCATTTGCAGGATGCTTTGCAGTTGCGGGTCTTGGGTCGCCGTCATCATCTGCATGAGTTCTGCGCGGGTTTGCTGGCGCTGTGAGGCCCAAGCAGGCCCAACGTCCACATACACATCAAAACGGCCTCTAGACAGGTCGTTGAGAGTTACCCACTCGCCAGTCGCCATGTCCTGCACTTGCTCCATGAGCGTTGCAGTGGCTTCGCTGCCGTCTCTGGCAGTGGTTACGACTTCCCGCGTGGTATCGATAACTACCCGAGCCATCGATGCGTATATTTCACCGTCACGCCGCATGGCTGAGGCGAGGTTATCCAGATAGATAAACGACTGATTATCGATACGATTCTGGACGGCCATGATGGCCTTGCCGCTTGCTGCCGGGTCTAGCACATCCTGAGGCATGCCGGGGCTTGTAACGTCTTCCACGTTCTGTCGAGCTGACTGGATCAGCGCCACAGTGGCTTCTGGTACGTTCTCCGACTCGGTGTAGCTAACAGGGCCGCCCGGTAGCGGGTTGCCTTGCGCGTCCTTGCTGTTGAGCAACAGATAACGGTACTTGTTCGGGTCTTCCCACAGATGCGCATAGCCTTGCACCTGCTCAGGCGTAAGGATTGGCTTACGGCGCAGTCCGCCCGATGCGATGTCGGCCAGATAAGACATCTGCATGTTGTAGAGCCGCTGCGGGTCTTTGGCCAGTCGTGTGATGCCCGACCATACCTCGACGCCTTCCACGAAATACCAGTTGCCGTAGCATGGAACAACGGGGATATGCTCGCCCGCTATCAGCTCTGGGCCGTGCAGGATGGTCGAACCGCTGACGATGTATTTATTGACCTTGTAAACGTCGCGAGTCTTCTGCCCTACCGTGCGCCAGCCTTGTGCCAGCATGTCGTCGTAAACATCCTTCACCTCGCTACGCTTATAGGCTTTCGTGCCCAGCGCGGGGTGTTCCATGATCACGATCTTTTCGGTTTTCTTCTCGCGCTCGTAATACTCGCCGATGCTGTACGTCTTGCTGGCGTTGCTCCACGGGAATACATACGACTGCGCAGTGTGAGAGAACGTCGATATATCGGGCATTTCGCAGCCCAACTCTTCGCACAATTCCTCTGCGCCTTCCTTGGTCATCGTGGTGATGATCGTGCAGTAGCGCGCATCGCTCTTGTCCATGCGCTTGGCGTTAGGGTCGAAGAACACCACGTTGTTGGCTTCATGGATCGGCACGCGCTTGATTACTTGCCGGTTATCCAGATCGTTGTCGCTGTTCTGGTACTCGGTAATCAGACGCCACGCACCAAAGCCGGCATCGATCATATCGCCCACAGCAACGTCAACCGCTTCCTTGCTGCGGTTATCCCGCATGTCCGTGCGGTACAGGCCGTTCAGGATGTCTGCTGCGTCAGGATCGGCACCATCTAGCGGCTTGAATTCCGCCTCGATGTCATTGCCGCGCATCTCTGAAAGCAGGCGCTGGCGCTCTTTCCAGATGAGGTTGAACTCGCCACGATACTCAAGGCCGCACCAGTCTAGGCTGTCGTCCCACTGCGTAACGCGGGAGAACATCAGGTCATCAGATGAGCGTTCGCGCACGTCCTGAGAGCTAACCCACGCCAAGTCCTGACGCTCTAGTATCTCTTGCAGCTTGCCGCTGTCTTTGCGGTCTTTTTTGACCATTATCGGAGCCTCTTTGGCTGAATTTGACGCGGCATTTGAATGACCGTTGAACGCGGTGATTGCACCTCATGGCGCTGTTTAGCGAATCTGCGCATCATGTAGGCGTATCGCACCGCTGAGATAATGTCGTCTTTAACCTTGACGATGTGGCCTGACTCGTCTCGGTGGTAGTTCAGCTTTTCCTCGAAGAAGTCCGTTAGATGGCTGAATACCTTGAATTTTCCGGTTGTCATGCGCTCGTATAGCTCGACAAGCCCAGCCTCTACGCCGTTGCCGCCTGCCTGCCATGTCGCATGGTCTTGCATCATCTGCCAGCCTGCGGCGTGATACGCCTCGCGCTGCTGTTCTCCGCTTCCCTTCTCGGTCTGGAGTCCATCATGTGGCCATGCAGTCGGGACGCCTTGCGCCCATGCCCTGACAGAACCCCACGCGGTCGATGGCGTGACCTTCGAGCCTTTCCACGCATGCGCTAGATAGATCGTGTCCGAATCTCGATCTACCCAGAGCTGTACATGCGCCTGCGGGTGATCCCATCCAAAGTCCATGCCGTTTACTACCCACCAATGCGGCGGACACTCAAACGGCTGACACTTGAACACTTCATCGTCAAAGTCGAATATCAGGCCAGCGCCGAGCAGCGGCAGACCTTTGGAGCGCATGTCTCGCTGCCATGCTGGGTACTGAGCCAGCAGGTCGGCCTTGGTCGCCTCTGTCAGGTGCTTGGCGTCGTCCCAAGTGGCGCGCTGCATGTACTGGCCAGCGGACGGGGTGTCCATGAACTGTATAACCAGCTCAGTCCGGCCATTCTCAGGGGTAAAGGTAAGTATCCCTCTACCACCCCGCCCCTTGTCGCCTGTAGCGGTTCGGGTCAGTACCTGCGGGAATATCGCCCGGTCCTTTGGCTCTTCGTCGATGTGATACCAATCAACCGAGTCGCCCATTATCGCGTGTTGGCCCTGGCTGTAACTCCAGAACTGCACAGTAGACTCAAGGCCGGAAGCATGCTTTACCCGTACCTCGCGAGCCGCGCCGCTGGTTCCGGTTGCCGACTTGTGGTCTATGATCCTGTCAGCCGGTATTAGACCGCCAGTCCACTTGCCGCCCTCAAGCCTGCCGAAGAGTGGCGATTGCAGCAGGTCGCGGGTCTTCTCCATAGAGAACCCGAGCAGCCAGCACATCGGCGCAGCGTCGAACCTGTGACCTTCCCAGTCTGGCGGGTAATCGCCCAGCAGATGGATAGCGTCAACCGTCAGCCCTGTGCGCGTCTTGCCTACCCTGTTACCAGCCATCAGCATGCAAGAAGTGTGATCAGCCGTAGCCGCCACAAACCGGCGCTGCCAGTCGTACAGGCCGTCGAACTGGATACGGGCCAATCGCTTCTTGCGTCTTGCTTCCTTCTCAGCCAGCAGAGCTAAGAGTTCAACCTTCGCTTGCCGCGAGAGCTGCGGCAATTTTTCTGTCGAGGTCGTCATCTGTTAGCCCGTTAAGGTTTACGCTGCCGGAATGCTCCTGCTGTACCTTGTCGCCGTATTCTTTAGGCAGAACCCTTGCCGCTTCCCACTTGATGCAGTCAACCATCAGCCTGGCGCGCTGTACGTCTATCGCTTCGTCCTTGGCGATGTCGTGCATTGCCTGAACCTTGAAGCGTGCATATTCATCGCGCGCGCACGCGTGCAACTTCGTCAGTCGCTCGCTCTTGCCTATCCGCGTGATGATGTTTGTATATCCAACCCCCGCCAGCTCACACGACTGCTTGAGCGTTAGCCCTTCGGTCATGTGCTCGATGATCTGAGCTATATCGTCCTCTGACAGTGCTTTGGATGTTGCGGCCATCAGCTCACCCGCTGTTTTATCCAGTGCGTCAGGCTGTGCTGCTTGACGGCTTGGAAGTAATGCTCTGCGACGAAAATGCCGATTGATGTGTGCAGCATGACAGCCCAGAAAGGCGGAGTACCGCCGTTGAACAGATACAGAACAAGGCCGAACGATCCGGCAGCAGTCACAGCGCAGGCGGCTGAAAGCATCGGCTGATCGAAAAAGTAAACTGCTCTCAGGTAGTCACACGACACAAGCAGTATGGCTACACATAACACGGTGTCGTAGTAGTGGATGATTGTCTGCATGGTTATTTCCCTGTACTTGCCGCCAGGCGCTCAAGCATCGAGCGCACAGCAGGCACGAGGTTCATTGCCAGCAGGCCGATCAGGAAACTTACACCGTCCATTGATGCCGCATCTGCTGGCAACCCGAAAAAAGATACTGCAAAAGACGATGTGAACACGCTCGATGAGAACCCAACGCCTACAGCGCAGAATGCCTGCTTGCGGGTTAAGTCCTTAAGGAACGTCAGCGACATGATCGAACCAATAAAGCCAGCAATAACGGCGCTGTACTTCGCAAGCAGCGCTCCGGTTGTTGTGGCTTCCATTGATCGATCCTTGAAATAAAAAAGCCCCGCAATGCGAGGCCGAAGGTGCCGGGATGGGGCGGCACTGGTGTTTTGTTATGCTTCGTCGTGCAGTCGCTGGCGCAAAAGGTAGCCTTCCAGAAGCCATATCTTGTTTCTGGCGTTATCGCGGGCGATCTTTTGTCCAATCTCTGCATTGAAGTTCGCAGCCGATGCACATGCGCTCTCGCCCGTTACGGTAAATCCGTTTTTCAATACAAGAACGCAGAATGTCAGCAAACCAAGCTGGTTTGCATTGCGGACGCCTTGCGCTTCAGGGCCGCCACGATAGTGCCCATCAACCCCGTCAAGCGCTGTGAAGAAGTGCTCGCTGTCAATCGCGGCATCAATAAGCGCAGGGGTGAGACGTGGTGCGTTAAGCCCTTTGTCTTGAATCTCTTTCTCGATTGCAGCTTCGTTAATAGTCATCGCGTCTTCCTCTAGTGGGTGCGAGTGCAGAAATAAAAAACCCCCGCATTAGCGAGGCTTGAGGTTGTCCTGTGTCCTTGGACTGCGGACATAAAAAAGCCCGAGCGCCGCGCTATCAGGATCGCTGATGCTCTTCGTGCCGGGCCGTGTTGCTCGCTCTACTAAATCATCGAGTGATTAGTAGGAGTTAGTAGCCCGCCGGTTTGAGCGTGGACTTACTGCCGGCGGTGTTGTCCGGCATTCCAGAAGGCTTGGCAGGCTTAAACGAAAAAACCCCAGCGGTTAGTCTAGGGCTTCGGTGGCTTTCCTTTGGGTGAATAACCACATATGGGAAAATGTTGCCATATCTCGGACGGGAATACAAGCGTCAATTTAATTGACCTATGCGGCGTCTTTCATCACCTCAAGAACCCCCGCGACAGGACTTAATGCCACGCGATCCAGTGTGTCGCATATCTCTGTGCACAATGCTATGAAAGGTTCCCACTCTCTAGCCCATTGCTCGCTAGACAGCCTTACTCCATACCTCGCATCCAGCCATTCACGGAGGTCTGCTGGCGTTGTCAGCACGTCCAGCCCTTCGCCCTGACCTCCCTGGTTCTTCATGCGATACCGATACAGCACAGCGCAGGCGACATAGCGGGCCTTTTCTGACTTCGCCGCTGTCATTCGTGCTGACTTGGCCCGGGCGAGCAAATATACGGACTCTTCCGCGCTTTCGCGTTGATCGTGTCCGGCTAGAGGGCTGTATAGGTGATGCCCGAACTCTCGCAGAGCTACGGGCAGTGTGCCTATGGCGCGCTGAATCATCCCGGCGAGGGCTTGGTTCATGGCTATACCGGTGCTTTTGTCATACTGGGTTTTCTGTACTCGGCAGCCCAGCTCAATCAACTCCATCGACTGCGACCAGGGTAGAAAGAATGCGTCATGCCATGCCTGTCTTGCGCTCAGTAGCTGCATATCACTGCCCCCGCAGATTGATAATGATCTGTATCGTTTCCAGCGCCTTGCCTGCTTTGACCATTGCCGGGTCGCAGCGATATACCGAGTAACCCAGCCTTGCAGCAGCGTCATATTTTCGAAGATCAGCCGCAAATCCTGCGCCTGTTGTATGCCTAGATACCCCCCAAGCCCCGCCTTCGATCTCGACTAGCAGCATCAAGTCAGGCAGCGCGAAGTCTGCCCGCCAATCCTTCAGCCCAGCAGCCAGAAGTCTGGCCTTTAAGCCTCTGCCAGTCCCGCCAGACGCATCAGCCCCAAAGCGGAACTCCCTGATGTAGTAAATTCCCGCGTCTAGTAGTTGCTGCTCCAGCAGTGATTCCGCTTCATTGCGCTTAGGCTCTGCCACTAGCTCGCCTCCTGAGTGCTTCCGCGATTAGCTCCAGCATCTCTACTGGATGTTTGTCCAGTAGTAGCCGCGCCACTCTCTGCCGCTCCTGCCCTTTCAGATTGCGAACTTCCCACCGAATCAGGCAGGCCGCTCGATCCGCAGAGACAGCCAGGCGCTCTGCATCCGAAAGGGTAACAAGGTTATTTATCACGACTTAACCCAGAGAATTCAGCATGCAGTAATTCACGCAATATCCTCGCTGCAACAACGGCGGATTCGAAAGTTTTGAATATTCCACCGTTGACCAACTTCCCATCACGGCGAACCCTTACAGCCCATTTCCCTAGCTGTTTATGCCAATAAACACCACGCTCTCCAGTTGTGTTATTACTCTGCTGTTTCCGATTTCGGCAGTTCTCTGCGGGAGTTGCTAGTCTCAAATTCTCACGCCTATTATCAAGAGGGTTTCCGTTTTTATGGTCAACTTGCATAAATGCTGGGGCATCTAAAATAAGCCTACTCATAAATCTAGGTTTTTGATTCCTTTCCGCGTAACCATCGTGAAAATACCATTTATATTGACTGAGCCATTCAAAATCATCATCATCTACCAGCGCAAACTTGCCTTGACTTAGTGGTATTTTTTTCATTTTTCCTCAAATAGAAACCGCCCACACAAAACGGGCAAGCGTTTCATGCGGGCGATATTCACAAAGTATTTAGGCGACTCTTGCCAGTCACGATATAGAGATTATATCACATTGCAAAAAAAGACTCCCGTTGGAGGTCGGGAGTCTTTTCTCGTTCATTATCGTTATTTATTAGCTACTTCGTACACGCCAGACGCGCCCAGACCAAGCGCAAGCCCGAATACCACTGTGGTAAACCAGCCTGCAAAGTCAGTGGGGGCGAAGAGGGTCAGTTGATAACCGATACCAAGAACCAACCCAATAGCCATCGACGCGGCTTTTGCGGAGTTGCCAGACACGCCGAAACTCTTGACCCACTGCACAAGAGCCA